GATCGTTGTCGATTGAGCTATCTCCACCTGCGTCTGTTAGACCTGATAGACCTGATGGGCTACCATTTGCAGTTGCAGATGAATCACCAGAATAGTTTACTGCTGCTTCATTGAACAATGCTTCATCACCCAATACAACACCTGATTTGGTTGTTTTGTAACGTGACTTCATTGCGAAGATCAAGCCTGTTGGCCCGGTCATCGGTTGTACACCAGCTACGTCATATGCCATCATGTTTGGCATAGCACGTCGTACTAGTGAGATTAGAATTGGGTTCCAGTTGTCAGCGTTACCGCCACTTGCAACTGTTCCGGATGCAGCTGCGTTAGCTGCTACTTCTTGTAGACCTTGCTCACGAAGAGCTTTTTCGGTGTTCTCCAATACAACTGCAGTAACAGAACGCTTATGGTTGTGTTCAATTTTACCAGCTGATTCTTCGTTTAGTACGGGAGACCACTTTTCTACTAAGCGATCATATGATTCCATCATTGTGGGATCTCCTATTTTATTTGGTTGTTTGTCTAATTGCTTGTACGTATTGAGCCATTGTGTCTGAAAGTTCTGATGTATCAATTTCACCATCATCTGTTTCATCTACTATTGACTCTTTTGTCTTCTTAGAGAAGTATGATTCTTTCAATGTAGCGACTTTATTTGTAAAAGCCTCTTCATCTTCAAAATCAATTGACTCAGACAAAGACTTGAGTTTTTCCACTTGTGTTTCTGCTAGATCTTTTGAAGCTTCACGAATGATGGCTTCTCTTTTATAACCTTCTAGCTCTTCACTAAGTTTCATTGCTTTAGATACTGCATCGTTGTACTGTTCTTCTAGTTCTTCGTTTGCAGTAGCTAGTTCGTCAACTAGGTCAACTTTGGACTCAGGAACTTCAATATATGACTCTGCGAATAGGTCTTTCAACTTACCCATAAAGCCTTCTGCAATCTCTGTGCGTAAGCCAGATTGAATTGCTAATTGATTATCCTCTACCCAAGTTTCAACAACATAGTTGAGGTAGCTGTCTACTTTCTCGACGAGATCTTCTTTAGTTGATTTAACTTCTTCATCTAGTTGCTCAGCGTACTCAGCTTCTAAACGATTGATCTCTTCTGCGAGTTTAGACTTGATTGCCGCTTCAAATATAACAGCTGTTTTGGCTTTGAACTCATCACTGAGTGTAGCCTCAGATTCGACCAGAGCATTTAAGTCTTCACTAAAATCTCCATCTATATCAACAGACTCTGCTTTCATTGGAGCACCCATAGGAGCAGCTTTCATACTGCCTGTGTGATGCTTATCTGGATCGCCAGGTGTTACCTTATCGGCTGGTTGTGCGTTGGACTTGTCACCTTTTCGCTTCGATGCAGATTTGCCTGCGGCTTCTGCTTTATCGTTAGCTGCTAGTGACTGAGCCTCAGCGTTTTTAGGATCATGAGCTTCTTCGACGTTTTCCTCTTCGAGCTCTAAATCCAGATCTTCGATTTGATCAGTCATGTTAGACTCCTTTACAATTTAGATTTTATCATTGAGAGGAAATTCTTAAACTCACGCGTTTGCGTTTCATATAGATCCGCACGTGGAGCGTTTTTAATTTCAGTCTCCATTTTTTCAATTACTTGAGGTTGGATTACTCCATTATTCCAAACCCACTCTACACCTTCCATTATTCCATTTACAAAAGCTGTTGGTGCAGATGGATCTTGTACGATATCAACCGTATTAAGAATGAAGTCGTCCTTAACGTACATAGTACCATTTCTTTCCTCAAGGCTACCCATACCACGAGTTGAAACACCCAGTTGAACACCGCCCTCAAGAAGACCTTCAACGATCTTACCCATAGGAGTATTCAAAATGCGTGCTTTACCCACAACATCATTATTGTCCCAATCAAGGGACTCAATGAGGTGGGATACTTTGTCTAAGTTTACAGTTGGTCCATCTGGATGGTTTAATTCTCCAACTGCACGCTTAGTGCTAACTTGTTCAGTAACATACTTATCTACAGCGCCTTCCATGACTTTTTTAGGATAAACTCTGCCATTCCGGTTCTGTTGTTCTGATTGCATAAACACACCTTCAATGAAGAAATGCTTTGTGCCATCATCTTTAGCTTCGGTAAGTACCTGTAAATTATTATCGTTATACTCAGCCATCAGCTTCATGTTACTATCCTTTATATTGTTTGACAAATTGTGTAGCCATTTTCTCAGCTTCTTTCTGAGACTTATAACTATCTAATCTGTCACCATCTATATAGACAACATACCCTGAGACCTCTTTATTTACTCTCACCGGTATGCGTCCTATCTTTTTATCAAAGACTGTTTTGCCAGTTGGACGTCTTTCTAATTTTTCTTTCAATTGAACAAACGTCTTCATTTCAACAATCTTTCTTAATTGTATTTATTTATAACTTTTTAATTTTCGGGAACTATTCTTCTTCATTTGAGTAATCATCTTCCTCTTCAGACTCTTCATCATCATCATCGTCGTCCTCTAATGATTCTTCAGCTGCTGCATCTAGTTCTTCTTCGCTAAATTCTTCAGAATCATCTTCTAATTCTTCTGAATCATCTTCTAGTTCTTCCTCAGGATCTGTAGGTTCTTCATAATTTTCACCTTCAGGATTATCTAAATTAAAAATTTTATTTGCCATAGCTATTTTTTCTTGCTCAAGAGAGTCACTCATCTTTGCTTGCATAACTGCATCAAAGTATGTTTGACTTTTTGAAAAGTCTTGGTTCACTACGTTATTGATCATGTCGTCAATATCAGCCATAATTAACTCCTTCCAATTGACATTCTATATTCGTTACTATATGGTGTAAAAAGAAACTTATTGTTTCCGTTTGAAATACTTCTTGTATCTGTGTAGTCATTACTAAGTCCAGTTGTATATATCTTGTTAATACCAGTTTGATTTAGAACTTTACTCTTCATTTGATCTGGTGTTAAATCAGGTCTCATTTGTAGTATTTGAGCTAAGTGACCTGACACCTGAGGTGCAGCCATACTTGTACCACTAATGTTTACTTGTTTAAAATTATCATCTAAATGATAGTCTACTGCTGACATACTATTTGTTGTACTACATGAACTTATTATATTTGTTCCAGGAGCATATAGGTCGACACCTGGCCCGCATTCTGAAGTTTGATTTTTTTGTTCAGTGGTTGCATTTACTACATCTGAATCTATATTTCCTACTATAAAAGCTTGATTATCATAAGGACTGGACCCTCTATTATAATAGTAAGTTGTACTTGAAGTGTTTGTAAATCTATTATCATAATCAGTTCCAGTAGATATATCAATCTTTTGAGAAAAGTTACCTGCAGCTACTATACAATGAACTCCTTCATCTATTAGTTCTTGCATATCTACATCTATACTACTTACTCTAATTCCAAATCTATAACCAAAGATATCATGGATATGTCTTCCAATCATACCTTTACCGGTATCTCTATATATTCCCGTATTGTCTGGACTAGTCCAACTAGCACCTCTGTATACTCCACTAGCAACATTATAAAAATAGGTTCCGTAACCCCAACTCATATTTACTACAGTAGGTCTTTTATATCCAGTTGAAGTAGTTGGCTTTTGCCTATGCCATAATTTTATGGCATCAAATGCATACGTATCAGGTATTCCACCCACATCTCCATCACCTTCTAAACCAGAAACTTTCATGGCATATATTCTTGCGTTCTTGGCCCAACCAAATGTCTTACCAGCTACTATTCCAGCCACATGCGTTCCATGGCCATCTAAATCTCTATAGTGAAATGAATGTTGAGTATCTCCAGACACACCACTTTCAGAATACCAATCTATTTGTTGAAGTCTAGTATTACCTAATTCATCTTGCCACTCAGGATGGTTTACTTCAATTCCACTATCTTGTATAACTACATCTACACCAGTACCATCTAAGTTGTAAGTATAATCACCAGACACATCAGTAGACGTTCCATAAGGATTAACCTTATCAATACATCTTCTCAAACCCCAGTTTACAGCGGACACGTTACTGGCTGTCGTTTTGTTAAAAACTCCAACTTGCCTGCCTCTTAGGCCAATTGATATATCATCTCTATTACTTGGAGGCTCTTCTATATCCAAAACTCTTGAATCACCCTTCAATGCCGTTACTTCTTCTTCAGATAATGAATAGTGAGTATTTCTGTATGATCCTATTCTACTATCAGCCACGTCCACACTTCTTTTTGGAATAGTAGAACTGCCTGTAGACTGAGTCATCTCAGCGGCAAAGTCAGATGCATCAACATCTTTGTTAAGACTAACTATATATTCTTTTTCAGCCATTAGTGTAGATCCACCCAGGAGCCATTTGCATAGCCTTGAAACTTATTAGAAGTTTTGTTGTATATCATATCACCGTTCTCAGCTAAAGAAATACTACTTCTTTCAGAGTCTGTCATCTGGGCTACTTGAAAAGGTGAAGAAGGTACTTTAACTCTATCCACAGCAGATAGAACAAATTCATTACCACTATTAAATGTAGTAGAGCCAGTACTAGTAAAATTGATTGAGTCAGCATAAATTATTCCATTCACAGTCAAATCACCAGCGGTAGTAATTCCTGTTGAACTACCGCTAGACATAAATGAGTTTACATCACTATCTGTATATCCAGTTCCACCATGCTCATTTATCAACTTAATAGTATCTGGAGCACTAAGACCACCACCACCTAATGATAGAGCTTTTTGTATTTCACGTATATGGTTTCTGTGTTGATTAGAAAATTCTTCTATAACAGGAGCAGTGATAGCTTGAGTATCTACTTTAGGAGCAGGCGTTCCTGGTAGTCCTTGTAAACCTTGAGCTCCTTTGGGACCTACTTCTCCTCTTGGACCTTGTGATCCATCTTCTCCTTTAGGTCCTGGGTCACCTGATGCACCTTGTAACCCTGTAGCACCTTCTGGCCCTTGGTTACCTGGAACTCCTTGTTGGCCTTGTACACCTGCGTCACCTTTTTCCCCTACATCACCTTTAATTCCTCTAGGACCTTGAATACCCTGTGGTCCTCTGTCACCTATAACACCACGAGGTCCTCTTTCTCCCTGAGAACCTTGTAGACCTTCTGGTCCTGTTTCTCCTTGAGGTCCAGTATCTCCTTGGGCACCTGTGGGACCAGTGACTATTGTTACATCACCAGTTTCTCCTTTATCTCCTCTTTCCCCTTGAATACCTTGTGGGCCAGAACTACCAATAGGACCAACAGGTCCTGGAGGTCCTTGCTCTCCAAGCATACCTATAGATCCAGCTGGACCTTGCTTACCAATATTTCCTTGAGGGCCTTGTGAACCTCTATCACCTTTGAATCCTTGCGGACCTGGGTTAGGTTCCAATAAATTTTCTTTGATATCTTCCAGCTCACTGAAAACTTTTTTAAGATTTGCAGCTATTAGAGCTTCATTTATCTTTGGCATAACAAACCTATTTCTTAAGATTTTCAGTAAGAGACTTTATTATATCTATATCTGTATCATCTAACTCTTCATTAAGATTGAGAGATTCATTTTGACCTGCAGGAGGAGCTTGATTTTGAACACTTTGTGTATCTTGGAATTGATTTTCATCTCCTTGATCAGCACCATCTTCATCCTCTGTTTCTTCTATTTCTTGTTTCATTTTTTCAATGTCTTCATCATCCATCCGCAATACATTTTTCATAATCCAAGTTTTGGAGAAGTATTCATTTGCATAGTTGTTAACTTGATCTAACAATGCTATACGATTCTGCATTAGCTCTGCATCTCTTAGTTCTGTGAAATGATTGTCACGAACATAATCTATGTTTATATCTTCTTTCCAATCATTCCAATCTTCTTCAGTTATAATACCTTTAAGAAGCAATTGTTTTTTAAGAATGTTGAGAAATAAAGTGTTGAATCTTGATCTCAATCTATCAATAAACTTTTGAAACTTTAACTCATCTCTGTTTATTTCTGTAGATCTACCTAATGAGAATTGTGACTCTTGTTCTAATCTGTTTACAGGTACATTGAGTGAACGGTATAGACGTTTCTGGAAGTATATGATATCGTCGATCTGTCCCAGGTTTTCACCTCCTGGTAGGGTAGAGATCTCAGTTCCTCGACCACCTTCTCTCCTTGGTAACCAAAAATCTTCAAGCATCGACATATGTTTGCGATCATCTCTTATGGCTCCTGTGCTTGCATCATATACTAGTTTATTTCTATATTTTGCCATTATATTTTTCATATATTCTTCAGACTTACCTTTGGGTAAGTTACCTACATCAATATAGAATATACGTCTTTCTGGAGCACGAGCTAAACGATAGATGACTAATGAGTCTTCCATCATTCTTAATTGGTTGATAGGCTTTAGTGCTTTGTGTAAATGAGATACTACTCTTCGTCTTGCCTCATCTAACAATCCTGATGTTACATAACTCACTGAGTCAGAAGTTAATCTTACTCCAGTATTAGCACCTGATGTAACA